ACATAGGTGCAGCAAAGATATTCCCTATCTGGAATGGCAACGGTACAGTAAAAGTAATGATAGTAAACTCTGATATGAAATCTGCAGATACTTTGCTTATAAACAAGGTGAAAAATCATATTGAAGATGTCAGACCAATTGGAGCGACTGTAACTGTAGTAACACCATCAGCAAAAGATATTACAATTACTGCAAAAATCAGAACTTCACTTAATGCAAATATGGAGCTTACAAGACTTGATTTTAAAGCAAAGATTGAAAAGTATATCAAAGACATTACAAAAGAGTATTTTTCAAACATTAGAGCAAATTCTTACTTTATATCATTAGCCCAGATCGGCAAGCATCTACTTGAAAGTAAGGATGTCATAGATTATGCAGAGCTGAAATTAAACAGTGTAACAGCAAATATAGAGCTTTCCGCTGAACAAATTGCCAATATCACAGCTATAACGCTTGAGGTGATGTGATGATAATAGACAATATTGATATGA